CATTTCTGCAACGAAAGAAGCAGAGCAGGCATGTCGTCAATCCTCGCGGCGACTTCGGAAAGCTAGTAATGTGTTCCTTGATCTAGTTCGCTATTATGTGGACTTGATTCTAGGGGACCCACCAACGCTCGATGAAATAGCGGATGGGGCTAGACATGGACCCGGTGCGGCTCTATGTGGCATAGATGGGAAATCGCGGAGGCTCTCCTTACTGGAGAAATACCGTGATTGGCCCTACTGTGTCACGAGTCGTGCCGCGCCTATTCTTAAACAGGCCATTGCAGGTGATCTGCGCTGGCTTGGTGCTCTTGAGGACTCTTATCGTGAGCGGAATAACATCCGCCCGTGGGAGATCCTCGATTGGGAGATATTCTGGACGGAAGTCCTTAATATTATTCCCGGAGCTAAGATAGGCTCTGTACCGAAGGACTGGTCGAAAGACCGTCCTATTGCAATTGAACCCTTGGGGAACATGTTCCTCCAGCTCGGTTTAGGAACGGTCATCTCAGACCGTCTCTTCCGACGCGGGTTCACCGTTGATGAGCAGGCCTGGAACGCCATCTTGGCATTCCAAGGTTCCTACTCTGGTGAACTCGCCACGATTGACCTTTCCAATGCAAGCGATAGCATCTCGCTACGGCTTGTACGGGAAGTAGTCAGTCCAGCGTGGTTCCAATTGTTATTCGATACCAGATCACCTAGGGCCCAATACCCCGGAGAAGCGTTTCCAGCACGATGCTGGAAAGTTTCCTCTATGGGTAACGGGTTTACCTTCCCACTTGAAACGTGTATCTTTGCGGCTATTGCAGCCGCATCGATGCACGAGGGTGGGCTTGTGGCTACGCCACGGGTGAATCTCGCTGTTTATGGGGACGATATAGTGCTCCCCTCTACAGCTGCGCAGCGATTGGAAAGGAATCTCCGATGGTGTGGCCTTAGCGTAAATGCTAAGAAGTCATATACCACCGGCCCTTTCCGGGAATCGTGCGGGTACGATTGGTACGAAGGCAGATTGATCAGGAATGTTAGTCTCTTGGGTAACCCCTTGAGCACTACGCCTGATCTCATCACGTTCCACAATGGTTTATACATGTGGGCTTGCGAAATATTCGGATTGGATTCCGTCGTTGATCCTTGTGATCTTCTGACTACATCCTTACCTTATATCCGCTCCCACATTCCAGAGTGGAATGAGCGATTAGGTCCGCCTAATCCAGATGAACGCAGTAGTTATTTGTTCTCCTTTGAGAAAGAGGACAGATCTATTGTACTATTCAGTCGCTTCGTGCTGGCTACCAAGCCTCCGCGCGAGTGGTTTTGGGGCAGGCTCCTAAAGAGCCATTCCCCTAACCATCGGCTGAAGAGTGCTTTGCATCTC